TATAAAGACTACCCTCAAGAATATGTCTGGTAGCAGTATTAGAGTTTAATGCCGCTAGCTTCTGAACACCCACCAATGCATTTGGATCAGGGGTACTCCCATCTCTAGCTTCATTTAATCCTGTTACCTGTCTAATCTGACTTAGATAATGATTATAGTTACCTATAAGCATCTGTGTCTTAGAAGCTCCTGAGCTACTAGTTAACTGTGTGATTGGAACCTTACCTTGATTGTACTCACCATCCTGCGTATAGCTTCTACCAATTACACTACCTGTTTGGAAGTATAACCTTAAAGCATCCTCTGGATTATAAGCAGCTCCTGTCCCCAGGTCTACCTCATTTAGTCCATCGGCATCTATAAATACACCATCAGGTACAACCCTTGCTATAACTTGCTGAAGCTTTAAGTGAGTCATCTGAATTAGATCTGCAAATGGTATCATTCTACGAGTTAACGACTCAATAACACCCTTGTACATTCTCGGTGCACAGGCTACATAGTTTGGTAATGCGTGCTGTGTTGCTGACTGTGGACGTACCATATTCTCCGACAACTTCCATTGTAGTAATATATTAGTACCCATAACCATAACCCCCTCATACCATACATCAATAGTCTTAGAAACCTTCTCAAACTTACCTTCTTCTTGCATCTCTACCGGAGGATTAAAATCATCCGACTTCTCAATCATACTCTTATTACCGTTCTCTTTAATTTTTCTTTTATATACAACATCCTTAGTTGTCTTATAGTTGAAGTACATTATAGTAGCTGAATCTCTCTGGAATATATCATTCTGTTGATTTTGAGCCACATCATAGTAATCATACCAATCTTGACCGTACTTAGATATTTCTTCTAGATCTTCATTTGTTAATGTAGGATCAATCTTCTTTAGCTCTATAATTGGTACGCATTTAATCTCACCCCAGTAAAAACAATCCTTAAAATATGGATCCTCAGTGTAGCTATATACTACATTTGCGGGATCTACATAAGATATTTTCACTCCATCACCCAATAAAAACTCGTGCTTAGCTACACTAATACCTAGTACTGTTGTATCATAATCAAGCCTATGCCTAGTATCATTATAATGATTGGCTTCAAATAATGTATTGATAGCCTCCTCCTCTGCAATCTCAATTGCAGGCTTATAATTTAACTGCATATATAATGATAGCTCATCATCAGATGATGGGATCTCATCAGGTGGCATAACAAAAGGATTTACACCTGTCTTTTTTGAAACTAGTTCAAGGAATGGTTTTGCAACCATCTGACCCTGTACCATATTTTGATACTTACTCCTTTTAGATTGAGACATAGCATCCTGTGCGTAAGCCTTCACCTTAAATAATCTATCTGACATACCGTTAACAACGATATCAATAAATTTTGGTAGTATAGGTACTGGTGTCCAATCTAAATTTAGATAAGATAGATCACCATCTACCGCTAGTTCATTCTTATACTTTCCTATTGACTGCTCACCTCGAGCATATAGTCTTAATCTGTGAAAATCTCTCCACTGTCCGTAGTATCTTCCTCCGTTGCCATCTTTTTTAAACCACTCATACTGAATAGCTTGGCCTATTTGTAGGCCAAATTCTTCTGAGGCTTTAATTGAATCAGACACAAATTGACTTGGAAATCCTGCGGATGTTATATTTATTTTAACATCTTTCATCTATTTATTTCGCTAATTGTTCCTTTATTATTGTATGTTGCAAAGTTAATCTTTATTTTTGATTGTTTTTCCTGAGGTAGATATAGGTTTTTTTGGGTTGCCATTATAGCTAGACCCGAACTAATAGAGGCATCGTGCTTAGTTCTATTACTAATATCAAACTTTGCCCAGTCCTCTAATGTTCTTATAAAAATGCAATCTCCCATATCTCCTGGATCTCGGTAAGAGCCGTCCATATCTATTCCTATGTGCTTCTCTATATAGGATTCTATTGCTGTAGCGTGCGCCTGCTTAACAGACTCGCTTGAGTTTGGAATTCCTCCTAGTTCTTTCTCTGTCTTTGATAGCTTTGTATAGTGTTTATCTGGTCTGTTTATACAGAACCCTCTATACCCCCTATTTTTAAAGTGATATAGTAACCTTGGTTTATTATTCTCAATTAGTATAGGCATACCATAAAAAACGCAAGCCATTAGTACATCCTCATAGAATATCTCAGCCGTCTGTGGTCGGGCAATATACTCTAAGAAAAAAGTATTTACTGGCGCCTCATCCATATGATAGGTAGTAAGTCCGTGAAGCGCTCCATTAGAACCGCCACCGCCAACTGTACCTGATATATCATAACTATCACACCCAAAGGCTCCTATATGATCATTACCTGCATATTTAATTCCCTTCTTTACTATAAAGTTATTCTGCATATGTGGCTTTGGATTCCAGGATATATAAAATCTACCCCTATTATTAGGGCTGAATATAACCTTGGTATCCTGTATACCATCCTTCCAAGAGAATGATCCCCTTGTCATATGATGTTCCTTTATAAGTGAGTCGTTATAATCAATCTGCTGGTATATTTTTGTAAGGTTAAATAATGACTGCTTAGATTCATCTCTAAATGCGTGTGACTCAGTCCTTGGAAACTGGCGATAGAATTCATTTAATGCATCAGGGTCATTCTTTAATGAGTCAACCTCTGCCTGCCAGTAGTCAACAGCACCCTGATCTATCATCTCACCATCAATTCCCATTACAGGAACTTTAGGCGTTTTAAAAACCGGCATACCATACCTATCAATAAAACCCTCCATATTCCACTCCATTGGAACGAAAAGGGAATATAACCCGCTTTTAGTTTGACCATTTCTATTTCGTTTTGATATAGCGGAGTCTTCAAATAATTTTTTAAAGTTGTCACCCCCCTTGCTTAATGCATTTGATGTTGATCCCATCATACATTTACCTATAATCTTACTACCTAGTCGTAGACAGGTTTTTGTAACCCGCCAGTTGTTTAATATATTATTTGGCTTAATCCATTTGCCTGAGTTTAAAGAGACCGTAAAGTCTTCTAATATTAATCTTCTCTCATTATCATTCTCTCCATCTACCTGTATACCAATATACTCACCAAAATCTAATGGCTCTATATCAATCTTATTCCTTCGTCCTCTTGTACTAGGCTTATAATCTTCAAATGATTTTTTACTTGTAAGCATAGGTATAATAGATAACTCTCCTGAGATACGAACTGTATATACATCAGTATTAAAATTTGACATTTTATGAGTAATATTACTAGAGCTAAGACCACAAGATAATACAAGTATTCTTATTTGATTAATAAGATTTTCATTAGACATCCCAATCTCAATAGATCCCTTTTTTTTATCTGAATATCCATCTGTATCAATAAGACCAGCTAGTAACTGAAGCCTTGAATCTATAGATGAGTTCATATAATCTTCAGGTATATGTTTATTTTTATATACCCCTATTTTTTTAAGCTCATTATTTATACCTTTTAATTTAACCTCAATAATACTCTCACAATCAGGCCTCTGTTTTAATTCAATAGGTACATCCCACATCTCTGCTAATCTTCCTATATAGTGCATTATCTCAGGCTCTTCATATTTATTAACAAGTACAGTCATTGATCCTTTTCTGCCATCACCTAACCATAATCCTAGATACATAGGAGGTATTCCATTGAATTTATCCTCAAGCTCAATACCCTTACTACATACCCTTGTCAGGTGTTGCTTCCGGTAATTAGAGCTATTAATATACTCCTCAGGGGTTAATATAACCTCTCCCTTGTTATAATCATTTAATATAAGTCGGTGGTTCTTAGTAACAATATAATCCTTACCATATGGCTGTTTAACTAAAAACCTATCTGCCATACCCTTGGTCTTCTTTATAACAGTCTTAACAAGACCACCATCTATACGGACCTTATCACCAATATTTATATCTTTTATCTCTAGGAAAGACATATCTTCCATTAGTATCTTAGTATCAGGGGCATAACATTCGTCGTGACCTAGTAATAACAGCTTCTCACCATCATAAGAGTTATCGTCTGTATTCTTCCAGTCAATTGTTGTATCAAGACCCTCTATATCATCATCCTGTACAGTGAACATATTCTTCTTTGTGATCTTAGATGCAGGAACCCTAAAGGCTAGCTCAGTCTTTGGCTTATCCATACCGTCCTGTATAGGCTTAAAAAAGAACGGTAGCCTATTAGCAATAGGAACAACCTTATCTGTAAACATCTTCTTAGCATCACTACCTGTCTTAGATAGTATACCAACCCTTGAATCTTTTGCAAGTGTACCTGTATTTACACATTCTGATGAACACATAAATGAGAATCCTGATCTTCTTATCTTTAGATAGTCCATACCAAAACTTCTCTTATCAGCCTTACAGGCCTCCCAATAAATCCAAAATATTCTGTTTGCCTCCCTGAAGTCAGGGTATCCAATATCAATACTTGTCCATTGGAGGTACATATAGTGAGATCCTGTTATATAAATAGATACCCCTTTATTTTTAAAGTACATACCACCCTCTCTATAGTCAAACTCCTTCTCAATATAATCAACCCACCTATCCTTAAACGGTGAGTCCATATCATTCCATTGATGTATATTTTTGATTTTACTTAGAGGTTTTGGTAGCTCTTGCCTCTCCCAGTACTGTTCTTCTTTTTTCTTATCTCTAGACCAACAAGTTTTATGTGGTCCAGGAAGGGCTATAATTAGTCCATTTATATTTATTATCTCCCCTATTGTCCCATCTTTTGATATAACAACAATCTCATACTTTGGGTCGTAGCCATATACCCACGATTTTCCTTTGTTCTTAAGGGTAATCACATTTTTAGGTATATAATCTTTTACTACCTCGTATAAACTATTTTGATCGTCTTTCTGCAAATCCTTGTTTGGTATCGGTTTTACTCTCTCCTCGGGCTGCAATATCAATAGCCTCCCTCTCTGCCTCGATCCTATTAAGAATTTCAAAGGCATCAAATATTGCTAGCTTTTTTGTAGCTGCAGCATTCTTTAGCTTGTCCGCACTAAGTGCATCATCAGCATCATACTTGATAATCTTCTCCTTTGCTACACTAATCAGTTCATTCACTGCTCTGTGCCCGGCTTCTATTATCTTTAGCTTTATCTCTCTTGATGTCATTTTTTATTCGTTTGATCTTTCTAATTGGTATATTATCTTCATTCCAATCCTCTGCGTAGAAAATCCAGTTATCTTTCTTGCTCATATAACCATACTTATCTGATGATCATAAATCCTGTATAGCTTCTCATCATCCACCGTAAACTCATACTCACTCTCCGGAGCGAATGTAACCATATCACCTTTATTAACACCCTTGCTAGTTAAGTATTCATTCGGATACTTCATTAAGCCAACTAACGGCTCCTCACTAAATGGTTTAAATATATACGACTCGCTAACAGGAACTGGCTTTACAAAGCAGTACCTATCATATGATTTCCATTCTGTTCCGTTATGGTATAAAAAGAACTGCTCCTGATCTATAAAGAACAGGTCATCCTTAAAGTAGCTCCTACCACTTTTCTGTCGTCCCTTTACATCATTATAAAATTTAAAGACATTATGATGTACAAGTAATGTATCACCAATCTTTATAGGTCCGTTGTATTTTAAAGGTGTCTCAATAACCTCAGCATATCTATTTGCAAATATATGATCTTCCTCTGACGTACTAATTACCAGATCAATACCACCCATCTCTTTGGTATTATTATATCTTTTACCGCCTATGGGTCTTACTATAAAATTATATGGGGATCTCATTTAGAAGTTTATATTATACTCAATAGATATTGGCATTGTATTGGTAAACTCTTTCCATAGTACTATCTCTTCCTTTTGATTTTGGATCCATATTACTATAGAGTTTCTGGAGCTATCAAACTTTATAAGATGAATCTTATAGTTACCATTAAGAACCATCTGTCCAGAAATATAATGCATAGCCCCTGACTTGTAATCAGGACCTACTGATATCTTGCGTATATCCATTTAAATTAAAATTTATTATTAAGCGTAAATCCAATTAGTACCGTCGTAAAAAATAGGTAATATACCGGTTCCTGTTGGAGTTGGTGATGCTGCTGTACCATATAATACAGTACCAGTTGCAGGAGCGTCTTTTCTATAAGTTCTCATTCCTACTACAGGACTTGCTGGTAAATCAGCATAAAGATATCCTTCTAATACTACAACTCCTTTTAAGTGTGTTTCTGTGATATTATCATTTCCTAGAACTACTGTATTATCCCCTTTTCCTATTGCATCAGTACCTATAATTATTTCATTACTACTACTATTTACTGACGGTCTTGTATCGTGTCCTATAAAAATACTACCAACGCACGTTCCAGAAAAATTATTTCCACCTGGTATTTGTGTGCCAGCTCTATTTCCTATCATTACACTTTCCTGTGCATTAGCATATCTTCCAACTTCGTGTCCTATACCAACAACAGTACTAATACCAGGATTATTTGTAAATGCGTTATTACCTATTACAACACTTTCATCACCAGTATTATTTGCTAAAGAAAGATACCCAATTGAAATATTCTCGCTTCCGCTTACATTAGACTGAAGTGCTGAGTGACCAATTGCAGTATTCTTTACACCATCTACGTTGTCTGTTAAGGCTAAAGATCCAATTGCTGTATTAGAAACTCCTATAGTATTGCTTATAAGAGCTGATTGACCTATAGCGGTATTACCCCAACCGCTAGTATTTGCTTTTAATGCATATTGACCAAAAGCACTATTAGTATGTCCTGCTAAATTCTCTTTAAAAGCTTCATACCCAAAAGCTGCGTTACCTAATCCAGTATTATTTGCTCCTACAAACTTCCCAAAAAATGTATTATTATTAGCAATTATTTGTGAAACTCTTCCGTGCACCTCTAAAGACGCTAATGTATCAGAAGACATACTGTTATCACCTATTATTACAGACCTAGCTGTAGGAAAAGCACTATTCCAGTTTGCATTATAAATATCAGAATTAGCTAGAGTTCCTATAGGAACAAATGCTCCGTTATTACCAGCTTCTACGTCTATTGTAACGTTATTGATTCCATCATCAGTTAGACTTATACCAGTTCCTGCTATTAGTTGTACTGTGTCTACAACATTGTTTGAGTCGGTTAAAGTAATATTAACATTATCAACATCTTGTGCCGATGCTAGATCATAGGTTATATTACTACCGCCTGGAGTTGCCCATTGCCCATCACCCCTATAGAATGTAGTAGCACTAGCTGTACCACCGGTTTCTATTAATCCAATGCTCATCTGGTTATTGTTAATAGCGGAGTCTGTTGCAATCCCCGCACCAGCTGCACCAGCCACTGCTTGTCCTGTGAATCTTAAATCAAAATCGTCAGTAATATTTATAAATACATTCGGAGACTGATTATCCCCACTAGCTTTCCATTTAGTATATGCTGTTGGGATTGTAGGAAAAACAACTAAATTACCTAATCCATTTATGTAATCTGTAGCTGCGCCATTTGCTGTAATATCAATTGCAGGTGTTGAAGATGGATCAGTAACAGTTGATGTAAAAGCAGTCCCTGCAAAAGTAGATGATACTATAGTTACAGATCCACCACCGACAGAAGGTAAATCACTAATTAAAGCCTTTACAACATTTCCTGAATTACTAGTATCACTAATAAGTATATAGTCTGTTCCTACAGGAGTTACTGCAGCACCAGCACTCGTAAATAGCCCTGTAGCTGCATTTGTATAATTAACACTAATTATAGGGTCAGTTGCTGTTCCTGTTAGTACAAGACCTGCACCAGTATCTACGGAAGTTACCGTTCCTCCTCCAGATCCGTTAATAGTAACAACCTTACCTAAAACTGATGTTGTAACATTACCTGTTCCTAAGAATGTAAATGTGCCATTAGTTGTTATATCTGTTCCTGTTGTAGAATCACCAGCTACATTTATAGCTGTTACTGTTCCTTTGTTATTAAATGTTGTCCAATCGGCTGCTGATAAAGCACCACGATTTACAGCTGATGCAGTTGGTACATTTAATGTAATTACTGGAGTTGATGTTCCATTAGCCACGGTACTTGTTAAATCAGTACCTATAGTACCAAGAGTTAATGCTGCAACTTCTGTTACAGTTCCTCCGCCGCCGCCTGCTGGTGTAGCCCAATTACCATCATATTGTAAGAACTGCCCTGCAACACCTCCATTCAATGTTAATGTCAAAGCTTCAGTGCTACCAACTGAATTCACTGCAGCTGTAAGTGCTGGAATATTGTTAGTATAAGTTACATCCGTAACCGTTCCTGAGTTTAATGTGCCTAATGTTAAATCTCCAAGTATAACTTGCGATGCAAGTCCTCCTCCTTGAATATCTATAGTTACAATACCAGATGTTGGTGTGTTAGGCGTTGCAGTAATAGCTGGACCTCCTGTAGTAGTATTTATACTCGTAACACCACCTGCTAAAGAAACTATATCACTTATTAAAGCTTTTTTAGATTCATTACCAGCTGTGCTTACATCTTGAATAGCTATATAATCACTAGCTGTAGCCGTAACTGCAGCTAATGAGTTTATATCTAATTTTAAGGTTGTATCTCTAGCAACTAATGTAGTAAATATACCTGGACCTCCAAGAAATGAGGCGGTCTCTCCATTTGATACAGTATTTGTACCGCTAATAGAATCTGCTGATAACACCCAGTTTGCAAATCCACCAGCTCCTGATCCGTCTATAGTTAAAGTGGTTCCAACAACTGACGTTGTTATTCCTCCTGTTCCTAAGAATGTAAATGTACCATTGTCAGTTATTGCATCCCCTGTAGTGGAATCACCAGCTATATTTATTGAAGTAACTGTTCCCGCTTCTCCTAATGCTAGTATATCACTAATACGATAGTTCTTAGTCACATCCAAATTCTCAACCTCTGTTCCAATTACATAATCTTCAACTTTAGGGGTTGAGTCTATTGGGTATGTACTAATTCTTGCCATATTTTTTTATTCTTTTATCTCCTCAGTAGGCTCTGTCACCTCTCCTGTCTCGATGTTAATCACAGCATCCTTGCCGTAAGTCTCAACTAATCCTGCCTCTGCCTCTGCATAGGTTAATCTTAGCTCTTCTACCTTCTTTAAGATATTAGTCTGGGAGATAACTGTATCTCCAAGCTGTATCTTTGCCTGGTTAAACTCATTTACTAATCCTTGAATTGTTGTCAATTCCTTTTCTGTTAACTTGTCCATTTTAATTTAATTTATGATTTTTACAAAGATAAGGAAAATATATTTATTCTCCAACAGTTAATGTTATTGTTGTAGGATTTATTAATGCATCAATATTAGAAGCTATGTTAGCCTCTATAGAAGCAACTTGTTCTTCACCCATTGCTGCTTGTGTCCATATAACAACCTGCTCATTCGTTACCTGATCAAAAGGTATGAAGTCTGTTATGTCATCTGTGTTTAATACTTGTGTACCTATATTCGTTGCTGAATACGGATTCCCTTCAGGATCTAGTGTTTCTGACACCCCTGTCACTATCCAGTGTACATTGTACACAACATCCGCATCACCTGCTTCCTCGATGTAACAATCTACTGTTTTGCAATTCCAATCGTAATTTACCATAATTTCTATATTTATTTATTTATTTATTAATTTATTTTAACAAGATCCTACTAATGTTACAACTCCTGATGAGTTTAACATATAATATGTATTATTAGCAAGCATATAACCTCCAGTAGATGGAACACCTGTACCTGCTGATGTATTCCAAACAACATCATTTACAACAGGAAGAAATGACGCACCGTTATGATACCTTGTGGTAGGCGTTGAATTTCCGCAAGGCTTACCGCTAGTGGTAGGGTTTGTTTGCGTACTAAATGATGCAAGGCTTACAGCTCCATAATTCCTAAAATTGGATAACCTGTCTTTACTACCAGAGTAAGCTGAATCAAAACTAGCAGCCACTGCATCTGCAAAACAGTCAGCCAGATCATCCGTTGTAGGATTAATTTCAGTTACCACATTTTGTAATGTAAATGTTGTTGTGTCAGGTACAGCCATTATTTTTCTAGTTTTTTAATTCTATCTTCTAGCTCTGCTATCTTAGATATTAATAGGTCAATATACTTAACTGATTTATATCCTTCGTCATTTGTTTCTACAAATTCAGGATGGTTAACCTCTAGTTCCTGTGCTATTACACCAACCCTATAACCTTCATCAGAATCTTTTATATTAAATGATTTCCAGTTGGTATCAATACGCTTAGGATCTAGGTCTTTAATATTTTCTTTTAATCTCTCATCCGATGATAGTATAAAGTTTGAGGCAGTAACTGTGCTTGAAAATATACCTGTACCGGTAACGTGAAGGTCAGCTGTTGGTGAGGTATTGTTTATACCTACTTGACCTCCTGGTGCTAGTATTATATCACTAGTACCATCTGTATCTATAGATATATTAGTGACATTATGAAGCTCCAATATATTTGTAGATCCATTTAGTCTTAAGTGACCTGCGGATGTACCCCCGCTTTCAAAAAGAAGGTTACCTCTGCCATTAGTGTCCTTATTTATAACAATTGATTTTTGATTGACAGATCCTGCACCATTACCTACGGTTAGCACTTCATCACCTAAAGCCTGTGTCCACGTAAAGGATGAGCTACCGTCAATAGTATTAGACCCACTACCTACAGCTACTTGATTATTTGTAGCAGTACCACCTATTGTTCCTCCACTAGCTGGTGTTATCCAGTCTGTAGTTGTGCCGTTACCTGTGGAAGATAATACCTGACCATTAGATCCTGGTGAGTTAAGGGAGTCATAGTATGCACCTGTTACTCTCGCATTACCTGTTACGTGAAGCTTTTGAGATGGTGAAGTTGTGCCAATTCCTACGTTGCCAGATGCTTGGACAAATAATCCATTTCCTCCGGATGGGTCTGCTGCTCTTGAAATATAAGCTACATCATCACTTTTTTGAAGATTACCAAAATAAGCGGGGGATGCGTTGCCGACAGTTATATATGCGTATTCATCTACAGCATTTATACTTCTTACAAATTTAGCTATAATACCAGAATCTGCACCGGTATTTTTAACTTCTAGCTTAGCTCCAGGACTCGTAGTCCCTATCCCCAAATCACCTGTAAAGTAACTATCACCAGAGCCTGAGACTGCTAAAGTATCTGAGAAACTCGCACTCCCTGTAAATCCTAAGCCACTTGAGCCTCCGTTAATTGACCCATTTACAGTTGTTCCGTTAGCTGCGAAGAATTGCAAATATCCTAAACCATCGGATCTTCCAATTATATTAATAGCCTGAGCGTCAGGAGCTGTCTGCACGGTTAGTCTAGCACTTGGATTAGTAACCCCAATTCCCAAGTTACCAGTAAAGTAGCTATCACCTGAGCCTGATACGGCTAGTGTGCCTGCAATAGAAGTGTTCCCTGCTGCGTTAATACGCATTCTCTCGGCGGGTGTACCGGCACTGTTAGTCCAAAAAAGTAAATCTGTTGGGTTACCACTTGCCGCGGTATTAATAGCTTGTATTCCTGCCCCCCCTTTAAAATCTTGCTCACCAGCTAAACTTGTAGATGTTGCTCCAAAAGATATACCTGTTTTCTTAGGGTATGTGCCTCCTGTGCCTGTATTTACATTAATAGAAGTATCTGCTGTTGTGTGATATATATCTAACTTGGCACTAGGACTCGTAGTCCCGATGCCTACGTTTCCAGCTGATAGAATAGTCATTTTTGTTGAAGCTGCAGTCCTAAAACTCATTGCATCCGTGTTGTGACTATAAGTAAAAGCACCACTATCATTATCAGTATCACCAAACAATATACCTGATTCAGATGTTGCAGGAGTTAAGAATTGAAGATACGTATGGGTGCTGTTTTCTATAGTTAATCCACTTTGTGTATTAGCAGCTGCTCCGCCAGACTCACCTTTGAATATATGTAACTTAGTTTCAGGATCAGCAGTCCCGATACCTACATTACCTGAGGTATCAATTCTCATTACCTCACCTCCAGCGTTATTAATCTTTAAAGGACCTTGGCCACCATTAACCCAAGAATATGATATTGTAGTTCCTACAGCAGCAGTTGCGCTAGTAGTGATTCCTAATATAGCAGAAGGAGTTCTTAATTCTAAGCTCTTGTTAGCGGCATCTGTATAATTACCTAAATGTACATCTCCAATTACATTCAACTTACCACTAGGACTTGTAGTCCCTATACCTACATTTCCAGCATCTAATGTCATT